GATTTTGACGACCTGATGGGTGACGATGCCGACAGCTTGAGCGTCAACGACGAGGAAGACCTCATCGGCGAGCCGACCCCCCAGCCGAAGCGCCCCGCCAAGCTGCCCGTCAAGGTGAGCGACGAGCACGCCAACCCGGCCGATGTGGAAAACGCCTTGGCCCACCTGCCCATCAAGGTCGAGCACGATGAAACGGGGCTCACCATCATCGCCGGGAGCAAGCGCATCTACACCACCATCAAGCAACCGCTCCACGTCATCGTGGCCACCGCCGAGGCCTTCGCGGGTGTCCGATAACGAGGCCCGCGCGCTCAACGAGGCGTGCAGGCTTTCGTTTGACACGTTTGCCATGCGCGCCTTTAGCGCGGTTGAAGGGGACGCCGCAGCATACGAGTGGAATTGGCACATAGGGTGCATCGCCGAGCACCTCGAAGCCGTCCGCAAGGGTGAAATCCGCAAGCTCATCATCAACGTGCCCCCGCGCACGCTCAAGAGCTACCTCACATGCGCGGCCTTCCCCGCCTGGGTGCTCGGCCTCGAACCCCACTCAAAGTTTACGATGACGAGCTACTCGGCGGACCTCGCCAAGGACAACGTCACCAACTGCCGCCACATCCTCGACGAGGCTTGGTATAAAGAGACTTTCCCCGAAACCCTCATCGACCCCACCCACGACCAGAAAAACGATTTTAAGACTACCGACCGAGGCCGCTACTATGGCACGGGTATCCTCGGGACCATCACGGGGAAGGGCGCGGACTATGTGCTCGTCGATGACCCGGTGAAGCCCGACGAGGCGCTTTCCGACACCATCCGCGCCAACACCAACGCCGCCATCCGCAACACGCTCTTCTCCCGCTTCAACGACCCGCGCGTCGGCCGGTTCATCATGATTATGCAACGCCTCCACGAGGACGACCCGACCGGCCACCTGTTGCAGGATGGTGGCTATGTCCACCTCAAGCTCCCCGCCCAGGCTGTTGACCGCCCCGTCATCCACACCTTGGGCGAGAAGGTGTGGACCATGCGCCGCGGGCAACTGCTCTTCCCCGCCCGCCTCACCGAAGAGGTGCTCGAGGAAAAGCGCCGCGACATGTTCGACTACAACTACGTCGGCCAATACCTGCAAGAGCCGGTGCCGTTGGGCGGCGGGGAATTCGTGGACACATGGCTCAACTACTACGACAACTCGGGCATCAAGGTGAAGGAAATGAACCTCTACCTTATTTGCGACCCCGCTGGCGGTGAGGAAATCAAGAAAAAGCGCAAGAAAAAGAGCGACTACACGACCTTCATGGTCATCGGCACCGCGCCCGACAACAACTACTACATGCTCGACATGGTGCGCGACCGCCTCAACCCCACCGAGCGCGTGGACAAGCTCTTCGAGCTACACCGCACATGGAATGGGCTTTCGGGCAAACCCCCGCGCGTCGGCTATGAAAAGTATGGCATCCAGTCCGACACCCACTACATCCGCCAAAAGCAAAACGAGGAGGGCTACCGCTTTCCCCTGGTAGAGCTCGGCGGCTCCATCGAGAAAAACACCCGCATCCGCCGGATGATACCCGATTTGCAACAAGGCCGATGGTGGTTTCCCGCGGTGCTCAACTACACCGACATGCAGGGCCGCACGATGGATTTGGTGCGCGAGCTGGTGCGGAGTGAAATGGCCACATTCCCCCGAGCCCGCTACGATGACATGCTTGACGCTATCACCCGCATATACGATGCTGATATGCAAGTCGTCTTCCCGAAAATTAAAAAGCGGACCGGGCCACGCAACGGCGGTTACAAGGACTGGACGGATTTTTGATGCTCAAAGACGACAAGCTCATCGCACAATTCAAGCGCCACCTTGGCATCAGCAAGGGCAAGCTCGCAAAGCAATACAGCAACACGAAGCGTTGCCAAGCCTTCTATGCTGGCGACATCATGAGCTACAAAGACACCGTCTCCTACGTTGACCAATCCGGGCGCGCCCGCAAGACCCTCGTGAAATTCAACAAGGTCAAGCCCTACGTCAACTCGGTCAAGGGCTTCATGGCCCAAAACCGCCGCCGCCCCAAATACGAGGCGCGCATCGAAAATTCCAAGCTGCAAGAGCTCTTCTCCGGCTACGCCAACAGCATTTCGGACTACTGCCGCGACAACGCCAACGCCGACCAAATCGAAACCCAGCAAGATGGCGACCTGCTCATGGTAGGTTATGGGGCCGTCGAGACGGCTTTGAGCTATGGCGAGGGCTACATTTCCAGCGAGACCGATGGCGAATACCTGATGGGCCGCCTGGACCCGTTGAGCGTGGGTTGGGACCCGTTTGCCCGTGCCCCCAACCTGCTCGACAGCCGTTGGGTCTACTACTGCAAGGAATATGCCCTCGACACCGCGCTCAAGCTCTTCGACGACAGCGAGGCCGACGATTTCCAAGAGGTTGCCGCCGACAACGCCGAGCAAAACAACTATGAGTATTTCCCCAACGGTGGCCGCTACGATAAAATCGCCGAAATCAGCGGAGGCGGTGCCCAAAACGTCGAGTGGGCCAACAAGGATGACAAGACGGTCAAGGTCTATTTCTACCAATGGTATGATGTGGAGACCTACTACAAGCTGGCCAACCCGCTCTTCGGTATTGACGACCCCGACACCATGCGCTTCGCCGATGTGTGGATGCAAATGTTTGCCAAGGAACAAGACGACAGCTTCAACCCCCGCGCCGAGACCATCAGCGTGAGCGAGAAGGGCCTGGCCGCCCTGGAAGAGTATTTCGGCGACCTGATGACCGATGCCTATGAATTCAAGCGCAAGGTCTACTACACCGCCGTCCTCTCGGGCGACACGGTCTTCACCAAATACCGCAGCATCAGCCAACAAGGCTACACCATCCAATTCAAGACGGGCGATTGGGATGCCGCCAACGGCATTTGGACCGGCATGGTCAACGGGATGATGGAGCCCGCCCTCTATTTCAACAAGGCGCTCACCGAGCTCATGTTTGCCATCGCCGCCAACAGCAAGGGCGGGGTCATCTACGAAAAATCGGCCATCGACGACATCGAAGACTTCGAGAAAAACTACTCCCGCACCGATGGCAACGTGGAGGTCAACGACGGCGCGCTTTCGGGCGGAGCCATCCAACCCAAGGCCAAGGCCCTTGTGCCAACCGGCCTCGACGCCATCCTCAACATCGCCGACAAGAGCATGTCCGATGTCAACGGCTTCGACCCGACCTTCATGGGCTCCCGGGAATTCGCCAACGACACCGCGCTCTTCCAGCGCCAGCGCATCAAGCAAGTGATGAGCACCCTGGCCTGCTACTTTGACGCCGCCACGCTCTACCAAAAAATGAGCGCCCGCATCAGCCTGGACCTCATCAAGGTCTTCGTGCAAAACAACGAAAACATGGTCATCCGCGTCACCGGCGAGGAAGGCCGTGCCATGTTCTTGCGCTTGAGCCAAGGCCAGCTCTCCGCCGAGTATGATGTGACCGTGGGCGAGGCCCCTCTCACCCAACAAGACAAGCAAGAGCAAGCCCAAATCCTCAATGGGATGGCCGACAAGCTCTTGGCAGGGGGCGACGTGCAAACCGCCAAGGTCCTCTATGGCATGGCCATCGAGCTGATGCCCTTGGAATTCGCCCTCAAAGAGCGCGCAAAAGAAGTTTTCGACCCCGCCAAAAAGCAAGTGGACCCCGCTTACGTCCAACAGCTCGAGGATTTGGTCAAGAAATTGCAGGATGCGGGCAACCAAGCCCAACTGCAACTCTTGGCCGCCGAGGCCGAGAAAACGCTGGCAAATGCCGCTAAGGCCCGTGCCGAGACGACGAAGACTTTGGAGCAATCCAAGCAAGTCGCCATCGAAAACGACCTCGCGCCCATCGCCAGCAAAATCCAAGTGAACATCTAACCCCCAATAGGAAGGCGAGACCTATGAGCTTGAAAGAGCAAATCCGGCTTGAAGAGGAACAGTTGAAAAAGCTGGGTGGCGACCCGGGCCCGGCCATCGACGAAGATGATGATGATGATGATGATGATGCGGTCGAAAGTGGCAAGGAAACCACACCCCCTGCCAAAAAGACCACACAAAAAGCCACCGACGACGAAAATGTTGACGATGGCGACGACGATGATGGCGATGAGGACGAAGCCCCAGGCAAGAAAGCGCCGAAATCCGCCAAAAAGGGCAAGGATGACGACGCCGACGACGCGTATGACGATGCCGATGACGCCGACAAGGGCGAAAAAGGCAAGAAATCCGCCAAAAAGGGCGAAGAGGACGACGAAAACAGCACGGCGGCCCAACTCCGCATCGAGCGCAAACAGCGTAAACAGCTCGAGCAACGCCTTGAGCAGCTCTTGGCAGGTGGTGTCAAGCAACCTGCCCTGAAAGTGGCGGAAAAGCTCGCTGGTGAAGCCGGAGAAGGCGACCAAGGCCAGCCGAAAAAGGAAACTGCCGATGAGCGCCTCGACCGTATCGAGCGCGAGCGTGATCAAACCAAGCTGATGTCGGACGCGGTCGAGGAATTCAACACCTACGAAAAGGAATTCCAGGCCGAGACCCCCGACTATGCCCAGGCCAGCAACCACGTCATCCAAGTGATGGCGCAATCGGTCCGCGCGCTCTATCCCAACGCGACCGACGCGCAGGTTGGCACCTTCATCCGCCAACAAATCCTGCATTTGGCTGGGCAGGCCGTCACAAAAGGCCTCAACCCTGCCGAGGCCCTCTACCTGATGGCCCACGAGCGCTTCGGTTACAAAAAGGCCGCGGCGCCCGCCCCGAAGGCAAAGACCGACGACGCTGCCAAGCGCCTCGAGACCGTCTCCAAAAACAAAAAGCGCTCGGCATCCCCCTTGGCAGGGGGTGGACAACAGGGCTCGGCTTCGTCTACTCTTGAGGAAGCCGCAAATATGAGCCTTGCGGATTTCTCGAAGCTCAAGCCGGGAGAAATCGAGGCCCTTATCAGCGAAGCCCAGGATATGTAGCCCATATCCTAAAACGACCCCGGCGGGTAACACCGCCGGGAGCGCCCCCAAGGCTTAAAACTGGCGTCTCCCTCACGATATGGGACAACGTCGCAAGAGGTCACGCTCTCTAAAACGTAGGCCCCACCGCAGGCACCAAATGCGAGCTCCGAAGACGTTGAGGAAACCCAAGACACCAACCCTCAATCATGGAGCAACCAATCATGGCTTCCACCCAAATGACCACGTCCAATGCCTTGGCCGTGAAGCTGTGGGAAAAGAAAACCTGGCTGCAAGCGATGCAACGCGCTGTGCTGGGTCACCTCTTCAACCGCGGCGCCGTATACTTCCCCGAGGAATTGCTCGGCGAGAAGGCCAAAGGCGACCAAATCACCTTTGCCTATGCGGGCAAACTCACCAACGTCCCTGTGGGCGAAGGCGGCACCCTCGACGGTAACGAAGAGGCCCTCGACCTGACCAACCACAGCATGGCGATGAATGTGTCCCGCCTGGGCGTGCTGAACCCCAACGATGACACCATCGAACAGCAACGCACCAAAGTCGATTTCAAATCCACTGCCGACGCGCAGCTCCGCAAGCGCGCTGTCGAGCTGATGGATACGTCGGTTTGGATGCATCTGGCCGGTGTCGCCTTCTCGGGCAGCATCACCCTCAACGGCACCACCTACACGACCGCCGCTCAAAAACTGCACATCCAGGGCCACAACACCCCGGTTGCGCCGTCCAGCGAGCGCATCATCCGTGCGGGTAACGTCGCCAACGACGAAAGCCTGGGCAGCGGCAACATCATGGCCCTGGACCTCATCGACTACGCGCTGGAAAAGAACAGCCGCAGCGACCAGCCCATCGACCGCTACGACGACCAGACCTTCGACCTGTATTGCTCCCCCGAGCAAATCGTGGACCTGCAACAAAACAGCTCGGCCAAAATCAAATGGTACGACATGCAGTTCTACAAGCTCGCGGGCGACCAGGACGATGCGACCATCGAAAACTCGTTCAAAAACGGGATGGTTTGCTCCGGGCGCTATCGCAACGTCTACATCTACGAGGTGCCGCGTATCCCCAACGGTATCCACAGCTCGACCAGCGCCCAGGTGGCCAACACCAAGCGCGCTGTGCTCGTCGGCGTGGATGCGTTGAGCTTCGCCAGCCCCTTCGGTGGCCGTGTGACCGACAAGGATGTGCCGTTCAAAATGTTCGGCCAACTCAAGGACTACGACTACTGGAAGGGCCAAGAGCTTCGTATGATTTACGGGCTCAAGAAAATGGCTCCCGCCGGTAAGCAAGACATCGGCGTGATGGTCATTTCGACCTACGCGGCGGCCCACGCCTAAGCGGGATAGGGGCGCGCAAGCGCCCCGCCCTCTTGGCCTGATGCCTTGAAACCCAAACCAAACCCAACAACGAAGGAAAACTCACATGACTACCCCTTCCATCATCGCGGACACCGCCAACGACGCGCGCGTTGATCGCTCCGGCGCCGTGCGCTCCATCCAAGCCACGGCAACCATCCCCAGCGGGACGGCGGCCAACACCATCGTTGGCATGATTCGCTTCCAAAAGGGCTTTTGCCTCAAACAACTCGCCCTCAAAGCGAGCGACATGGATGCAGGCACCGACCTGTTGCTGGACGTAGGCTATGTCTACGACGACAACGTCACCTACACCGACGACCCCAACGCTTTCGTGGACGGCAGCGCCATCGCGCAAACCGGCTCTAGCGTTGTGTGGCCTGTCGCCGCTGGCCTGCTCACCGGCACCGGCTTCGTCGCCGAGGCGGATGGTTACATCACCGTCCAGCTCACCGACAACGCTGCCGAAGCGGACGGCACCCTCAAGGTGGACGCCAGCTTCTCCTACAACGCCTAACCAGTAGGGGAAGGTAAGACAATGGCAACTCTCGGCACGCTGGTAACTCGGGTCTCTGCTCGCCTCAAAGACCCGAATTTCACCGCAGTCTCGCGTGCCGAGGTTGTCAATGTCATCAACGACGCCATCGATTTCTATGGCAACAACCGTTTCGCCTTCAACGAATTCGAGGAAACGGTCAACCTCACCACCGGCAACCCGGAGCTCGTGCTCGTCACCAACACGACCCCCGAGCGCATTTTCAAGACCAACGGCATCGTCATCAACTACGGCAAAATCCGCTGGCGCGTGGCCAAGGTTTCCAGCCAAGAATATGACGCCCTCAACGTGGAGGGCACCGGCATCCCGTTTGCCTGGACGTGGCGCAACGGCAAATACTACGTCTACTATTACCCCAGCGCCAACTACCAAGCCATCGTGCGCGGGCTCAAGGCCTACACGGCCTTGGCAAATGACGCCGACACAAACGATTTCACCGACCACGCCGACCGCCTCATCATGTATGAGACCTTATCCCGCCTGTCCTCTGAATTCCGCCAGGATGATAAAATGGAGGCCTACTACACGGCCAAGGCCAAACAAGAATATGACAGCCTGCAAACGCGCAAGCGCCAGCTTGTGGGCACGGGACGAATTCAAGTAGGAGAGCTCTAAAATGCCAACCAGTACCCCCAACTACGGCTTCCTCAAGCCCAATGTGAACAGCGCCGACGACGAGGATTTGTGGGGCGGCCAAACCAACGAGAATTGGGACCGGCTCGACACCCTGCTCGCCTCCATCCTGCCCGCCGGGATTTCCTTTAATTTCCGGGGCACGACCATCCCCGACGGTTTTCTCCCCGAGGATGGCGCCGCCGTGAGCCGCACGACCTACGCCCGCCTCTTTGCCGCCATTGGCACCACCTACGGCGAGGGCGACGGCTCTACAACCTTCAACGTACCCGACAGCCGCGGTAGGGTCGATGTAGGCATGGACAC